CCATATGGCTCAAGCAGCAGAGTAAAGTGCTGCGATGATGAGGGGCTAATCATAGACGGATGTGTGGCTCGATTGAAAAAGCTTAAGCCTGAAGAGTATGAACTGATAATTGCACATTACGTTATCGGTATCTCTCTTAGAAGTATTGCCCGTAAGCGCAGGTGCTCAGACGGCACCATCAGGAAGGAGTTACAAACAGCAGAAGGTTTTATTGATGGATGCCTAGCTATGCTGGATATAAAGCTGGAAATCTGAAAAAAGGTAGCTAGCCAATTACTTTCTGGCTAGCTTTTTTAGTGTCTCAGATTGCCTTTTACTATTTTTCTTGCGAGCTTTAATAATTGCTTCAAAATCAAAAACTTCTTTAATTCCTAGTAACATTGGGATCACAGAATATAGGGAGCAAGCAATTGCTGACATTATAAAATTAGTTAAAATCTTAATGTGAGAAGATACAAGCTCTTGCTTGCCAGCCATACTGATTAAAATCACCCCAAGGGCTACTAAGATTTGAAGAACCATAACAAATAGAGTAGATGACCTTTTTCTATCAACAATTTGGTTCAAATGTCTTAATTCTGTGCGCGATAGATCTTCTGTAACGTTTTTTTTGGTTTCAGAAAGTTTTGTGTAAAGGGTTACACTGTTAGCGACAGCAGCAGTGAGTACGACAACCACTGGCCAAGGAATGCTATCAAGACTGACAAATTTTGATGAGAATTTCCAAGTGAAATATGACAGCACAAGGATAGCTACCAAGTGAAATGCTGCACTTGGTGAACGTAACCCTTTAAACCTGCCGTTGTTGCTACTCGCCATTTTCCTCAATTTCACCGGTTCTTACTAAAGTCATCAAAAATTCATGCATTTGGCTGTAAAGGTCATGCTCATCGATGAGGCTATTGTAGCTAGAAAGCCTAACCGTTTCCCAAAGCCTTATCTCTTTGCCAGTCAAACGAGTTCCGCCAACCATCTCAACCGTAACATCCTCATCGGGATAATGCCTAGTAGCATCAACCAGATTCCTCAGCATCCTTTCACCACTATCAGATGTTTTACGCTTGTAACTGATAGTTAGCCTTACTTCAAGGTTAGCGTCGTCTAAGCAATCTTCCAGTCTACTAGAAGATATGAACTTTTCCCACTGCTCTGCAAGCATCACCTTTAGCATTTCAGAGGCTGTTCCGCTAGGCACCCACGAAGGAGCATTGTCCATATTCTGATGTTCAGAAATGGCAACTATGGGGGCACCAATGGAAACGGATTTTACAGGTTTCTTCAAGACTTCTTCTATGATTTCTTCTTTAGGTTTATCAGTAACTTTAAGTATGCATTCTGCTTGTATTGAGCTAGTTAAACTACCCAAGAGCCATTTAAGATGAATTTCAAGCTCTCTTGTGGTAAGTGAGCGTGATTGCATTACCACGATACTATTACCGAACACTCCAAAATAGAGAATAGAATCAATGAATTCTCTAATGACTTGCTCATTTTCTGATTGAATCTTGTCTGCTTCAGCATCTGTTAACTTTGAGAGTTCAGCTGAAGTAACAGACCTTATCTCATATGATTCAGCATCGTCTTTAAGCTGGATGTATCTTTGCGAGTGTCCTGGCTCAAAGGCGACTAACTGACAGAAAAGAACTCCATTGAACGGCTCACTCTTATTGATAAGCCGAAAAAGGTCATCTGAGGCTGGGTTGACCAACTCCTTTCTTTCGCTAGCTTTAGGGTGAGTTTTCAAGATTTCAGTGAGCATTTCTTGAAGGGATTGATTACACCCAGGAATGGATACTTCCTTATAAATGATTTTCTTCGTTTTAGTAATCTTGAGCCCAGCCATTTGGTTTCCTTTTGAATCAATAGGTTAGTTTTTATGAGGCCTGCAGCATTTGAATGAACGCTCTGAAAGCAGGTGTTCAATAGTATTCCTCCTAAAATAATACCAAAAAAGGCTAATGCGTACGCATTTTCTTATGTATTGTGATAAGAGTGGTCTCAACGTATTGCTTCTTATCACCTAGTTACTCTTTAGGTTGAATCTCTAACCTTCCCGGGCATGACCCGCTGGGAGGCATTTCTATCTGTATCTGATAATCCTTTTGTGACCAAAAAATGCCCCGTTCTAATAAGAGTCTCTAAAGCCAGTTAAAGGTTTTAGGACTTCTCGTCGAAGGCTAAACATCGAGAAATAAAGAACGCTTGCGAACGGATTTATTGTGGCTTCAATACTGAGTGATTTTGAGTGAAACATAGGAAAATTAAACCGGGTATTGAACTCTTCAATGCCGATTGTTTGCGCGTGCTGAAAACTATGCCAGACGATTCAGTTGACTTGATTATTACTGACCCGCCGTATTTCAAAGTGAAACCTGACGGATGGGATAATCAGTGGAAAGGGGATGCAGATTATTTGAGGTGGCTGGATTGCTGCCTGGCGGAGTTCTGGCGGGTGTTAAAACCTAACGGGAGCATCTATCTGTTTTCAGGGCATCGACTCGCATCTGATATTGAAATCATGATGCGTAACCGCTTCAACATTCTTAACCACATCATCTGGGCTAAGCCTGAAGGGCGCTGGAAGGGCTGCAACAAAGAAAGCCTGAGAGCGTATTTCCCCGCGACTGAACGGATATTATTTGCAGAGCATTATCAGGGGCCATACAAACCAGACGCCTACGCTCGGAAATGCGATGAACTGAAACAGCAGGTGCTGACACCACTGATTGATTATTTCCGTAATGCCCGGTCAGAACTGGGTGTTACCGCTGCCCAGATTGTTGCGGCAACCGGTAAGAAGAACATGACCTCGCACTGGTTCAGCTATAGCCAATGGCAGCTACCCAGCGAGGCTGATTACCTGAAGCTGCAGGCGCTGTTTACTGAGATAGCCATTTCGCGTCATCAATCAGGAACATTAGCCACACCGCACCACCAGCTGGTGGACACGTATCACTCACTGAACCGCAAATATCTGGAGCTGCAGGAGGAGTACAAATCCCTGCGCAGGTATTTCGGCGTCACTGTAGCGGTTCCCTATACAGACGTATGGACACATAAGCCGGTTCAGTTTTACCCCGGCAAACACCCATGCGAAAAACCTGCCGACATGCTGGAACAGATTATCAATGCTAGCAGCAGGCCGGGTGATGTAGTTGCTGACTTCTTCATGGGGTCAGGTTCAACGATAAAGGCAGCCATAAAGCTTGGTCGCTCTGCAATTGGTGTAGAGCTGGAAGAGGAACGTTTCCGGCAGACGGTTAGCGAATTGAATAAGCTAATCGAGTAAATCAGAATTTATTAATCATTAAGAGGGACCGCTAATGGCTGAGCCATTAAGCACCGGCGCTACGGCAACCGTAGCTGGCTGGGGCATTGTCACGTCTGCGCTGGTGGGGTTTATCACCTCTGTAGATTATTCAATCGCGTTTGGAGCGTTTGCCGGGTCGATGTGTTTTATCGTCACCGCCAGTGATCTGACGAGGCGACAGATATTCGGTTATTTCCTGTTCGGCTATGCGGCTGGCGTATTCGGTGCTGGTTTTGTCGCTGACAAAATTGAGGACTATCTGGATTACCGCGAAAAACCACTAGATGCCCTGGCAGCTGTAATCATTTCAGCGGCAGCGGTGCAGGGTTATTTCTGGCTGAAAAACGGCGGCGTTTCAAAACTGCCATTCGTTAAAAAATGGCTGGGGGATAAATCATGAGTATCCACTGTGATCCGCAAACATTATTAGTGGTCGCATTCAGTGCGGCTATTGCTCTGCGTGTGATGCTTTTCAGCAAAAAGGGTAGAACGCATAAACCTCTGTATTCCTGGATTGCTGCAGGCTTGATTCTGGCCTACGGCAATTTTGTATTGCTGTGGTTGTTTGGTTATTACCAGTCAACCGGATGGTCGATAGTGATTGCGCACGGGTTGGCGTGCATCGCTGTATTTGCAGCACGCGGGAATGTGGCGCGTATCCTTTCAAATCCATCACGGAGTAAAACCGGTGAGTAAAATTATTGAAATCCTCAATTTTGAGGAAGGTTACCGCGAGGCTCCCTATTGGGACACCCGCAATTTTCCAACAGTTGCTGGTGGCATCAGGATTGGCCCTCAGAACGCACCGCTGAATCAATATCAGTTTACCGTCCCGCGCCGTGCTGGTGACGTCTGGAAACAATGCCTGGTAGATGCGAAAACCGCCTCTATGAAACGACAGCCCGCAATTGTTGCCGCGCTGGCGCAGTGTAATGACGCACGTCGGGACATTCTCTGCAGCATGGCCTATCAGATGGGTGTGGCCGGTCTGGCCGGATTTACTAATACGCTGGGCATGATTGCACGTGGTGATTTTGCTGGTGCAGCTGGTGGAATGCTGAACAGCCTGTGGGCACGTCAGACACCTGACCGTGCACGCCGCCATGCTGAGGTTATGCGCAGCGGTACCTATGACGCCTACAAAGGTTTGATTTGATGCAAACACTATTAACTGTGTTGGCCGTCATTGCCGGTCTGGTAGTGGCTGCATTCGGTCTGGGTTGTAGCAGAGGCAAAAAAGCAGCTGAAACCACTGCAGCAGCTGAGCGAGCGTCTGTTAAGGCTGAGGAATCAGAAAAACACATTGAGGTGCTGAAAAATGTTGTCGAGGTTCAGCAGGATATTAACAGCCTGCCTGATGCTGCTGTCTCTGAGCGGTTGCGGGAGCGGTGGCGGCGCGAGGGTGATTGATACTGGCTGTGAGTGGGTACGCCCCATTTATGTCAGTGACCAAGATATCGACGTCATGAGCGGCCCGACACAGCGGGCGATTCTAGGACATAATGAAACGTGGGAACTGAACTGCACTAATCCCAGTGGCCCAACATAGCGGCCTAGTCGCTAGCGCAGTAAACAATTGCGTATCCGTGTAACAAATTGCTTCCTCCAAATTAATCCTAGAGCTAATCTATAGTTTCATTAATGTATTAGGAGGTCGTCAGTGAAAATTATCGATATTGATAGGGATTTAAGTAGCTTAGAAGAAGGACGTGGCTTTCGCTATCTTGTATTAGATATGGTGCCCAATGTTCAATGGACAAACCACTTTTTGGAAAACCATAAGACATCAATGGATCTGGTCAAACGCCCGGTATCTATAAGAGGTAATAATATCCTTGTTGAATGTTGCATGGATGAAATCCAGCATCAAATCGACACTCTGAACGCACTGTGTAAGACAACCGATGACCAAATACAGTCCGCTCTTGAGGAGTCTTATA